AATTATAGCTACACAACCATTAGGTTTTAATTTCTTAGGTGGTAAATTAGTATCAGCATTGGTTACTTCTTCAACAATCAGAAACAATTGGAAAGAAGCTTATAACCAAACATTGGCTGGAATTACAACAACTGCACTATATGGTGTTCACTCACAATACAATGGAATACCACATTGGAAAACTCTTGGAGAAACTGCAGGACAAATCAATTTAAAACCAGACGATAGTATTTATTTAGTTTGGAATCAATGGTTAAAAGAAAACCACCCAGAAGAACATCACAAAGCTGTAAACGCTACAGGTCCAAAAAACAATATAATCAATAGAATATTTAAACATCTTGGTATGAAAGCAAAAGACTATCAACACGGATTCAAAAGAGGTGTTTACTTTGCAGACATCTATGAAAATGGAAAAGAATTTTTTAGAAGTAATATAGATGAAAAAGATTTAATAATGAAAGAAAAATATCAATTAGACTATGATAGAGTTATTAATTGGTGGAAACCAAAAGCAATAAGACGATATGAAAAATTGCATTCACAAAATAGATTAAAACCAGAACAACTTTTCTACTCAGACATTATGGATATGTCGTGGGAAGAAACAAAAGAAAAATACTTAGGAGAAGTAGGTAGATGACATTAACAGAACAACAGATAACAGATAATTATAAAGACTTACGAACAATTATCAACAATACATTTACAGGAGATAGATTAGAAAAACTCAACAAAATGTATGATGACTTAGAGGATAGAATGGTAGTAGCACCAGCTAGTTCAGTAGAACATTATCATAATTCAAAAGTCGGTGGATATGTAGAACACATATTACACGTAATTAAATTCTCACAACAAATTAAAGAAGTGTGGGAACAAGCAGGAGCAACGATTGACTTCACAGATGAAGAATTAGTTTTTGCAGCTATGCATCACGATTTAGGTAAGTGTGGTGATGAATTAGGAAATGAATTCTACACACCAAATGAATCTGAATGGCATATAAAAAATCAAGGTAAGATTTACAATGTAAATCCAGATATTGAACATATGGACGTTACGGATAGAAGTTTCTTTCTATTACAACAATATGGAATTAAGTATTCTAAAGAAGAGTTCTATGGTATTAGATTGGCAGACGGAATGTATGTTGATTATAATAAACCATATCTAATGACTTCAATGCCAAGTATGATGTTAAGAACACACATACCGATTATTGTTCACCAAGCTGATATGATGGCAACTTATCTTGAAAGAGATATGTGGAGAAATGGTAACAAGAAAGATGCAAAGAAAGTTGAAAAGTCAGTAAACAAAATCAAGAAGGCGGTTGACAATGAAGTAAAAGAAAAGTTCACAAAGTCAACAGACCCTAAAGATATATTCAATGAATTGTTTGGAGAGAAAAAATGATAGGATACATATTACTAAGTATAATTATCTTGATGTTAGGTTGGACTACATTTAATCTAACAAGAAAGTCAGAACGATTAGAAACTTGGATAGAGGATTATGCACAAAGAATACAAGATACGAAACAAGTCTTAGAAGAAATAGACGCTAAGGGTAGTTTTGAAGCTGATGATGAAATTGGTGTAGTGTTTACAGCAATCAAAGAAGCAGTAGATGAAATTAATGAAATAACAGAAAAGGAGTTATAATGCCAAGAAAAGCAGCAAAGGGTTCACCAAGATATTACTTCCACCAAGGAACAGAAGATGCAATCATAAGACATAATAAAGAAACTCGTCCACATATGAGAGAGAGAATTTATAATGAACATATCAGAACACCTTTTGAGAAGTTGGCAGAAAACATTATCCACACATTTAAGTTTTATTACTTTGATGTTCCAAGCACAGATGTTATACACGAGGTTGTAAGTTTCTTGTATATGAATATGCATAAGTTTACCGAGGGTAAAGGTAAAGCATTTTCATACTTTAGTATTGTTGCTAAGAACTATTTGATTCTACACAACAACAATAATTACAAAAAACTTAAACAAACTGATGACGAGTCAGTAACTGATTACAAAAGAGATGCTTTGTGGGAAACCAAAAGAGAAGATATCTTAGAGGGTAAGAAAGAGTATATGGATTTGTTCGTAGAATATTGGTCCAACAACTTGACTACCGTGTTTAAAAGAAAACAAGATATAGATGTTGCTAATTCAGTATTGTATCTTATGGAACAAAGACAGAACATTGAGAACTTTAATAAGAAAGCATTATATATTCTGATTAGAGAAATGACTGGTTCCAACACACAACACATTACTCGTGTGATAAATGTTCTAAAAAAACATCACGCAAATCTACAAAAGAATTATTTAGCTACTGGTTCGATTGAAACCAAATGGACTGGTAGTTGGGATAACCTATAAAATAAAAAAGGGGAATATTTCTATTCCCCTTTTTAATTCACCTTTATTTATTGAGTAATCCGAGTATCACAATTAGTGATATAAATCCAGCAAATCCCGCGTTAGCGAAAGTATTTACCAAACTAATCAAATTACCAACAATATCCATACCTAAGAATCCCCCTACAAATATTAACTGCACGAGAACACCTAAGCCGACTATGTGGAGTAATAGGTCTTTAATACCAGTTACACCTTCCATAATCATTTTGATTGTGTCTTTCATTTTAGTTTCCCCCTTTAATGAATAAAAATCGGAGTTTTTCCGACTTCGTATAATAACTATAAGCAATATTTGAAAATATTAATCAATATATAAATATATATCTCTATTTTTTAACATTTCACTATTTATTGTTAGGTAAAAACTATGTCAAACGATTACGAAATATTCAAGGGTAAAACCCTATCAGATGTCTTTAAGGACATATATGATAATTCCCACACCAATAAAAAGCAATTAGAAGTTCTAATGAAAGAGGTGGTTGGATTTATTAAGGACGGAGATACAGCCGTTCAGATTATACCTATGTTGAAAGAGTATTTAGAAATCAATGTTAAGAACGATGAACAACTTGTTAAGTTGGCAACAATCGTTCAAAGAATTACAGCAGCTGAAAAACGAATAGCATCTGACGATAGTGAGTTCGGTTTATCAGACGCAGAAAAAGAACAACTGATGAGTGCAATAGAAACAGATGTTCAAGAGTTACAAATCAAGAAAGACGAAATAGAAAGTTCTATCAGTAAGGAAAACTAATGGCCTACTTTGATGAGTCACCTTCAAAAGTTGGAGAGACCAAAGAGAAAAATACAGTTCGGTTAGAGGACAACAGCACATCAAACAGACAAATTGATGAAAGATTGTTGCGTCTAAAAATGAAACAATTGGTTCAAAAGGAATTCTTTCATCAACTCGAACCAGTAGAAGTGGTAGAAGTTGTAGAAGAAAATGATGGAAGTAAGTTTGGAAGTATTATTGGTAGATACATTTATTCTGAACATAATATATCAAAGGGTGATGCTCGTGTGAATGGAGAGTTTAAACCAATAAACTCTAACATACTACAAATGCCTTTACCAGGTGAACTTGTAATTGGTATGGAATTTAATGATGAAAGATATTATTTTTCTGCAATGAACCCAAGTCCGGAAGTTATTAACAATTATAACCAGACAATAAATGTTAGTGTTAATAATAAAGAGATTGAAAAGAAAACAACACCAGTAGAAAGACAAACTAACTTTGAAGATAAATCTGATAATGTCAAAGGTGTTAGAGATATGAGTGGATTTGGACCCAATTTGAGAAAACAATCAATGGGTCAAATTTCAGTTAGTAATTTTGAACCAGGTGATACTTTAATACAAGGTAGACATAATAATTATATACAACTTTCCAGTAACCAACCATTTGATGCAGACAAATTAGATTCTGGTAATATTAAAGTGGGTTCTCATAGAAAAGAAAATCCCGATGGTGGGGTTGATAGTATTATTCATCTTTTAACAAACGAACAACCAAACTATCCAACTCGATTGGTTGAGATTGGTAGTCAAATGGAGTTATCAAATGATAATAGATATAAAATGAAGGATAGGTCACCATTTGTAAGTAACTTTACAAACCCATCAATATTTATGCAATCAGATAGAATAGTTATGTTTGCAAAGGAAGATGATATAGCTATTTTCGCTGGTAAAGGAAATGTTCATATCAAAGGAACAAAAGTTCAAATAAAAAATTCAGAACAAGTTAGTATTAGTTCAAAATCTTTTTCTCAACAAGTTCAAACAACTTATCGTTTGAAAGAAGATTTAAAATCAGGTAATGTTTTATTATTACCAAGTGGAATTGTTGAGAGAGGTAGTAAGTTAGCTCGTGACCACCGACAAAATATTTTAGAATATATTCAAACATTAAATAGTTTGATTCCAGCAGCTATTCCAGGAACAAGGTCTACACCTAATCCACTTTGGTTTAAAAATATTAAAGTAGCAATAAAAAATGCAAAAACAGCATTAGAAACAAACAAACTAATCGTAAGTTTAAAATGGTTAGACTTTGATGATTGGAAAACATATACGATTGATGAGTTAAGAGAAGCTTTTAATCCTATACCAGGTATGGCAGATGTATTATCAAAACTAAGTAATTTAACAGACCTTGTAGAGGAAGTAGATAAGTTGAAAGAAGATTATGAGGTAGCAAAAGCACAATTTGAAGAATTTAAAGCTATTGCAGAAAATCCAGCGGAATATTTTGAAACATTAATTTATTCAAAATTAGAGTCTTTAACTATTGACGACTTTATTCAAATGGAGGCTACACTAAATGACTTTGAAGCTAATGGTGGTGATTTAAGTTCAATCGCAAATGGTCCTGAATTAAAACAAGAGGCTGGTCAATTAAAATCCCAATATGAAGCAATTGCACAATTACCTTTCGAACAACAAGAAGATGCCAGAAAAGCCTGGAGAGATGATGCAAGAAAATTTAAGGAAAAGTGTCAAGGTGGATTTGCAAATGGATTTAGTATAAGTATAGCTGAAAAAGAAATAGATGTTTCAACAAAAGAAACCGCAGCAGTTGCAGGTGAAGCATTATCCAATACAATGCAAGCGAGTGGTGAAGCACAAAAGAATTTATAATAATAAGGAGTAGTAATGAACAAAAATAAGTTAAAAAATATAATTGAATTAGTTGTCCGTAAAGAAGTCAAAAAACAACTGAGCGAGATATTTATTAATGAAGAAAAAGAGATTAGTTTATCAGAAACGATTTCTAAACCTAAACCTAAAAAGGTTGTCAATAAACCTAAAAAACAATACTCTAAAAACCCAGCGTTAAATGAAGTATTAAACAATACCAATCCATTAGGGTCATCAGGTCAAACTGACGAATATCCTTCATTGGGTGGTGGTGTATTAGGTAGTGATAATATGGCCGAAGTATTAGGATACGGAGATTTAGGTCGTGGACAGAATAAAGAGAAGGCGAGAGAAATGGCAGCAGTAGACACAATTAAGAAACAGGGAGTTTCAGTAGACGCAGTTCCCGAAGGTGTTCAAGATGCTTTAACTCGTGATTACTCTGGACTAATGAAAGCAATTAATAAAAAGAAAAATGGCGAAGGTAATTTTAGACCATAATGGCAACAGTAAGAGAAACAGATAGAAATAAAGATATATATGTTGGAATTAAATTTCCGTTATCCTATGGATTAAATGGATTTTTCTTTCAATCTAAAACTATATTAGAACAATCAAAATCTAATTTAAGAAATCTTTTACTCACCACACCAGGTGAGAGAGTAATGCAACCAACATTTGGTTCAGACTTAAAATCATTTTTGTTTGTAAACTTTGACGATATATCTTCAGACTCTATTGAAGAAACAATCAGAGAGGCTGTTTCAAGACAATTACCATACATTGAAATAAACAATGTGTTTGTCGTTAAAGATGAAGTTAATTTTAATAGTATTTCTATATCAATAGAATACAATACAAAATTAGAACCCAATTCTTTAGACTCATTAGAATTACAATTTAACATCGGAGAATAAGAATGCCTACAACTAACTTAAAAGAAGTAGACTATGGAACAAATAAAAAAATAATTAAGAAAGAAGTTAATTATCTTGGAAGAGATTTTGCAGATATAAGAGCTAATCTTATAGAATTTGCTAAATCTTATTTCCCATCACAATACAATGACTTCAATGAAGCATCACCAGGAATGATGTTTGTTGAAATGGCTGCATATGTCGGTGATGTATTAAATTACTATGTAGATAATCAATTCAGGGAAACATTACTTAATCAGGCAGAAGAAAAGAAAAATATTTTTGAGATTGCTCAATCATTAGGATATAAACCTAAATTAGCTTGTCCTTCTACTGTAAAACTTTCCCTAACCCTTGATGTTCCAGCTAAAAGTTTAGGTGGTGGTAAATATGCACCAAACTTAGATATAGCAGGAAAGGTTCAAGCAAATAGTAGATTTCTTTCAAATACTGATGTAGAATTTACTTTGTTAGATGATGTTGATTTCAAAGTATCAAGTTCGTTGGACCCAATGGATGTAACAACATTAGCTCCTACATCAGGTAACATACCTACGAGTTACAGACTAACTAAAAGTGCATTAGCAAAATCAGGTGTTAGAAAAACACAAACATTTACTTTTGGAAATGCTAAGACTTTTGATAGTATATTTTTAGGAGACAAAAATGTTACTGAAATTATTTCTATAACTGATAGTAATGGAAACAAGTGGTATGAAGTTCCTTTCTTAGCACAAGATACAGTTTTTGAAGCTGAGGAAAATACAAATTTAAATGACCCAAGTTTATCAACTTATAAAAATGATTCCCCTTACTTATTAAAACTTATTAAAACTGCCAGAAGATTTACAACAAGAATCAATGATGATAATCGTATGGAAGTTAAATTCGGTTCTGGTATTAGTTCTAATCCAGACGAAGAATTAATTCCAAGTCCAGACAATGTTGGTTCATCATTAGGCTTTGGTGTTTCAAGATTAGACGAATCATATGACCCAGCTAACTTTATGAAAACAAGAACATTTGGTTTAGCACCAAGTAATACAACACTTACCATTGAATATATTTTTGGTGGAGCTATAGAACACAATGTTCCAGTAAATAGTGTTAATAGGATTTTAGAAAAAAATTATACAAATTCTACTGAGGGTGTAGATTCTACACTTTCTTTAAATGCAGAACAAAGTTTGACTGTAACTAATTTAGAAAGGGCGTCGGGTGGAGCAAGTGAAGAAACTCTTGACGAAGTAAAACTTAATGCATCAGCTTTCTTTAACGCACAGAACAGAGCAGTTACAAGAGCAGACTACATAACAAGGGTTTATTCTTTACCACAAAAATATGGTAATATAGCTAAAGCATTTATTGTTCAAGACGAACAATTAGAACAAGAGGGACAATTAGAAGTTGTTGATGGAGAAGTTCGTAGAATTAAATCCATAGATGTTATACCTAATCCATTAGCATTGAATATGTATCTATTAGGATATACAGCAGATAGTAAATTAGTAAGACTAAACAATGCAGTAAAACAAAATTTAAAAACATATCTTTCTCAATATAGAATATTGACAGATGCAATAAATTTAAAGGACGCTTATGTTATTAATGTAGGTGTTAGATTTGCAATCACGGTAAAAAGGGGATATA